TTCTTAGCGTAACGAGTCAATAAACCTTTACGTGGAGTGAAGGTATCAGGATCGTATACTAAAGGAGTCATAATCATAGGAATGTATGGAGCAAATACTGCACCTGATTCCAAGAATTGAGATCCTTTGTAACCTAACAAGATTAAGTTTTCAGTCATGTATGGGTTCTTGTAAACCTTGTAACGACCATTAACTGAACCAACTTTTTGTACACCAAAAGCATACTCCATTTGTTCAGCTTCACCATTATTTGTAGAAGCAAATCCTGGGATTGATTCTAAAATAGTAGCAACTGTAGGAGAAGTAACTAAGAAATTAGCACCTCCACGTAAAGTTAACTGGTGAATTCTGTTACTCAACTTTTGGATTTTAGTTCCTAATGTTTGGAACCATTGTCCTTGAGTATTGTAGTAACCAGAAGATAAAGTAGATGGTAAACTAGTAGGTGAAGTGATTACAGTGTTGTTAATAGCTGACCAATATTCAGTACCAGCAGCAGCATCTTCGATCAACATATCTAAGATTTCCAAATCAATTTCCATTGAAATGTACTCACTCATAATGTTAGTCAATTCAGCTTCAGCATCAATGTTTTGGTAAGCAGCTAAATCTTGAGCAAACTCAGGAGTCCATACTGCTTTCAATTTCTTGGTTTTAGCAGTGATAGCTTGAGATTGCATTCTAACGTTGATTTCAGGAATCACGATGGTAGAAGATCCACCAGCTGTGTTAGGAATAGAGTAAGAACCTGAATCTTCAAAATCACCACGGTTTACATCAGTAGTAGCTTTGGTATAAAGAACAGTATAAGTACCAGCTGTTGCTGTTAAACCAACATAGTTAGCTGAACCTGTGAAGTACAAGTTGATTGAACCTGAACCAGCACCTGTGTAAGTGTAAGTAGTAAATTGAGGTAATTGGCTACCACTAGTTACAAATGAACTAGAAACTGCTACAATACCTCTAACACCATCAGAATCAAATCCTGGTAAGCTAGAAGCAGTAATAGTTAATTTGTAAATTGAACCTGGACCAGCGATAGAAGCTGAGAATGCAGAATCAAAGTTTAAGTCAGCCCATGATGCAGAAACTAACACACCATTGTTAGCAGCAACAGCAGGAGTAAAAGTACCACCTAAAGAAGAGGTAACTGTAATTGAAGATGAGAATTGGTTGCTTGAGAAAGTCCATTTATTACCAGGGTTGTATAAACCACCTTCAGCGGCTGTATTAGCGAATGGGAATTGACCAGAAGCGTTTCTGTTACCATATAAAGAACTACCAGCAGCAAATGGGTTCTTAGCATTACCATATTGGAAATCCAAGAAGAACACAAGACCTGAAGGCATGTTCATTGGTTGAACTGAAACGAATTCTTTAGCTACGATAGTTCCGAATACTTTACGAACTAAAGGTAAAGCAATACCAGCCCAGTTTTCACCTTGGGTACCACTAGTGAATGAAGAGTTAGTAGAAATTTGGTTAACTTCTGTTACTAACTGTTTAGCTTGGTTTTCTAACAAGATTGACATATTGTTTTTATCAATCTCGCCCAAGCCTTCTAATAAGCCAGTTTTAGCCCATTTTCCGGCTAATCTAGCTGCGTCGCTTTGCAAGGTCTTCCAAGATCCTGCTGCGCTCTCTAATAAGTTTTGTACTTGTGACATTGTTTTGTTTTTGTTTTTTTGTTTTGTTTTTTGTTAAATTATTTAATACCGGCTAATTTCTGCCATCTTGCAACCTGATCATTAGCTTCCATAATTGGTTTCTTTTCAGCTACCCCAGCAGGTTTAGAAGCACCACCTTTAATTAATGATTCATTCATAGGTTTTGTAGCAGTTTTTGCTACACCTGATGATAATGTTTCATAAACTAATTTAGCTTCTTTAACACTAGCTGCTTTATCAAAAGCTTCTAACACTTTTACTTTTTGTGATTCAGTTAAATTTTTAGCTTTGAAAATTTTGTTAGTGTAAAGCAATTTAGCGTTGAATAAATTAACCTCTTGAAGTTCAGTTTTGATAGTAGAAACAGTTGATAAAGCTTCTTTTAATTCTTTTTCAGCTTTTTCTTTAGCTTTTTTAGCTTCTTCTACTTCTTTTTTCATTTTCTTCATTTCAGCCATCATTTCAGCACCCATTTCCATTTCACCTTCTTCATCTTCCATACCTTCTTCACCTTCCATGTCTTCACCACCTTCTAATTCACCAGCAGCTACCATGTCAGCAATTACACCTTCAATGAAATTTTTAAGATCATCTTCAGACATGTTTTCAAGATCAACTTCTTCATCTTCTGAATCTTCGACACCATCAGCATCTTCATCTTCATAACCTTCTTCATCTTCAGCTTCATCTAAAGCTTTTAATTGAAGTTTCTTTTCACCATCTTCTTCACCACTGAATCCTTCATTTCCATCTGATGAAAATTTACCAAACCCACCTTCTTCTAATTCATCTAATTCTCTTAGAAGTTCTTCAAGATCTACTTCATCTACTTTTTCTTCAGCTTCTTCCATGGTATCCATGTCTTTAGCTTCTTCAGTTGTGTCATAGGTTTCTTCAAGATCCTCCATGTCAGCTTCATTCAAATCCACTTCTTCTTCCATTTCGTCAATTTCAGCTATTTTAGCAGCTAATTTTTCACGTAGCATGGGAGAGAAAGCTTCTTCAAGAGCAGCCTTTGCATTGGCGATGGCTGTTTCCTTAACAGCTTTAGCATCGGCAATGGCTTCTTTTAATAAGTCTCTGTTTGCCATTTGTTTGTTTTTTGTCCTCAAATAATTTTTGTTGGAAGTACGCTTATTATAGATTTCTCGAAGCGTAATAGATATTTAAAATCTAAATGTTATATAAAAATAACATATTTGTCAGGTATACGTATATCAAAATATTTCAAAATGCAAAAAGAAACCCTCCTTTTTTAAGGGAGGGTCAATCAAAGAATTCTATCCTAAGAGGAGTTAAAATATTGGACAGCTACCTTGTGAACAAAGTATTTCTGTAATAATAGAATTTACTTTAGAGTAATTAGTTGTGGATTTATCTAAACCTTCTCTAACTAATTGCATATATGATCCTGGATTAGATGGTGTTGATACAAAGTCCCAGCACAATAATTCAAAATCATCTTGTACTTCTAATGTACCTTCATTTATTTCTTTTAATGAACCCATACCACGAGATGATACACCTACAGTTACATTATTGTCAATAAGAGCTTTTAATATATTACCTGATACAGTAGGTAAAATTTCTATTTTACCCATTACTTTATCACCATTCCACCAACATTCTCTAATAATATGAGATACATTTTTTAAAGATATAATAGAAGATTCAGGATGATCTAATTCACCTGTTGCTCTATTTTCTTTAACCATTTGTTGGTATTTATCAATTTCTCTTTCCCATAATTCTTTAGGATAATATCTACCATTACCATTTTTTACTTCAGCTGTAGCTAAAATACCTTCAACTAAAGGATTACCAGAAGGTGCTCTTAGCCCTTCATGTAATTGTTTACGTGATATTTGAAATGGTAATGTTTCTATTAAAACTTGTTTCATTATTGAAAGTTGTTTAAATTATAGTTATAATTTTCATCTATAACTTCTTCTTTTTTAGCTCCACCTGTTGCTTTTTCGTAAAGTTTTTCAGTTTTAGCTTTATATTTTTCAAGTTCCTTAATTTCCTTATTAAGAGTTTTTACCATTTTAGGATCAATCATTTCAGCTAAATCATCAGATTCAGCTAATGCTAATTTTGATTTACGCGTTTCAATAGCTTCACCAATAGCATTTAATTTAGATTCTAAAGCAGCAACAGCGCTTGATTTTTCTACTTCTTTAATATGATCAGATACTGAAGGGCGTTTTGCTTCATTTAAACCTTCTTTAACAGTTTTAGGTAAATCACCATATCCGCTTGCTTTATACTTTCCAGTAACAGCTTTAGGATATTCTTGTTGTTCAAATCCAATACCTTTTTCACCCATGAATGAATTTTTAACATAATAGTTAATATCTTTAGCCATGTTTTTAGCAACAATAGCTTTTAATTCATCAACTGTTTTGCCTTCATTCTTAGAATCTTTCATTTCAGCATAGTAGCCGTTTAAAAAAGTTTGACCATAAAGATTATCAATATTTTTTTCATCTTTATAATTAAATTGATTATCTAAATCTTTTTGAACATCTTTATCAATTTTTTCAAACTCATTTTGGTCACCATATTCTTTAGTGTTTTTAACACCTACAGCTTCTTCAATTTTTTCATTGAAAATTTTAAACCAATTCTTTTTTTCAACTATTTTAGTTTCTTCATTTAAGATACTTTTAGTTTTTAAAATATGAATAGCTGTATTAAAATCAGTTAAAGAAGTAACATAATCAGGAAACTGATATCTTGCTGATTTTAAGAAGAACTGTTTATCTCCTTTACCTTCTTTAATTAGGTTGTATTGTTGTTGTAGTGTTTTTTCCATTTTATTCTGGTTGTTTAAAAAGTTGTATAATGTCTTGTAAATATTCTTGAGCTAAATCTGTACCGTAAATAACAGCAAAGCTTGGATCTTGACTATATTTTCTAATAGTTTCTTTTTTAGCTTGTTGTAACATAGGTATTAATTGGTTTAATTGTCTTTCTAAAGTATCAAATGCTTCAACTCTTTTTGAAATCCAATCAACCATAGCAGGATTTGTAATATTTTGATCTTTGATCAATTGATTAACATCAAAATCAGCTTCCCATAATTGTTTTACTTCAATACCTTTAGCAGCTTTATTTAAAGCTTTTTTATTAACTAAAGTATATTTAAAATTTTTTACATAAGTGTTATTAGTAACTCCTTCTGGACCTGCTTTAGGACCAGGACCAGGAGTAATACCTTTGTCTTCTTTTACTTTTTTTCTAAAAGCATATTTAGTGGCATAATTTTCACCTTCTGTTCCTGATGTAAATCCGGCTTGTCCTGCTCCGCCACCTACAGATGATATTTCATCTAATTTATCTTTAATGGCTGCATATTGATCAGGATAATATTTTCGTAAATGAGTTCTAAAACGATTAAATATTGTTTTTAAATCATCATATATTTTAACAACTATAGCATCATCTTTTCCACCAGGTGATGCAACTAAATCAGATAATGCATTTGTTGATGAATATAATTTTTCTAATACATCTGTAAAACTAGCTAATTTAATAATTCTATGTCCTACAGAACCAGATTCAGGATTAATTGATGATGTTTTAAAATAAGTTTTTAAATTAGCAGAAAAAAAATCATTTTTCATATCCATAGGTCCATAAGTTTTTTCAATACGTTGAATTAACGCAGGATCTACTTCTGAAGCTTTAAGGACTTCACTTGCTTCTTTTATTTTATATTTAAAATTACCCATGGATTTCAGTTAATTCCTCTAATAATTCATAGTATTGTAAAAGGTTAACCAAATCATCATTACCTATTTTAGATACTTTATCTAAAGGAGTAATAATATTTTTTATTTCTTGTAATTTAATTTTTGTTGCTTTACTAGTTACTTTAATTGTTAACTCAGTTAATTGTGATCTAATTTCCCCAATCTTAGTATTATAAAACTCTCTTAATTTTGGAGTTGAATCAACGGAATTGATAAATTCTTTTAATACTGTTTTTTGATTATCATTCAAATCAGCATATTTACCATTAAATTTTTCTAACATAACTCGGTATGTTAAAATTCTAAGATCTTTATCATATGATTGAAACTCAGCCATTAAATCATCTTCTACTTTTTGTTTTTCAACAGGTTTAGAAGACAAATGTTCTAATAAAGATATTTTATTAGATATAATTTGGTCAGGTGTTGATAAAAATTCACTGTTATATATCTCCACTAATGTATATAATGAAGCATAGGCTTTATAATTAGGTAGTTTAGTTTTAAAAAACTCTTCTAAGTTATAATACTTTTGAATCTCATTAATTAGATTATATTTTTGTCTTTTTAAGGCTCCTCTATTTAAATCTTTTGAAGATTCAATTAAAGCATTAATTACAGTCTCAGCTTTACCTTCAGTTATGTATTTGTATTTAGATAAAGATTCATAAAGTTTATATTCTCTACCTAATTCTGTTTTCACAAAGTATTTTTTTAGAATACCTGTTGCCTTTGAATCTTTCCCAGACAACGTATCAGCTGTGATTTGTCGTACAAGAAGTTCAAATAAAAGTCCCGTATTCTTATATTTAGAATGTTTAATGTTCATTCTTAGTTTTGTTATAAATATATAAAGATTTTTATTCTTTTAAGTTAGACTCATCTAATAATGAACTTTCACTATTAGCTTTATTAAATACTATTTTTTTATCTAAAGATTCTAATAAGGTTCTGTTTCTTGCTTTAATTTCTAAAGCTAATGGAGAAACATCTTTTTTAGGTCTACCATATCCTTCTTGATCATCTACTTTAGCATCTTGTCTACCTAATCTATCACGACCAAATGCATTATCTTGTGTATTAATATTAGATACTTTTTCTTTAGGTCTACCTAAAGGTGCTTTTTCATCATATCCATCAGGTAATTGTGTAGCTTCATATCTTCCTTTACCATATAATGAAGCTAAATCATGTGGTGTACCGTATGATTGACCTGTTTCTAAAGGATCATTGCCTTCTTCACCTATTTGATTAAATCTAAAAGCACGTTTTTGGTCTTGAGCTACTAAATCTCTCATTTCCTCATATTGATCTTGACTAAAGTGGAATATATTTTCATAAATCCAATCTGAAGATATTAATTTAGTTTCTAACATTTGGGCCGCTAAATCCATTTTTTCTTTCATTAACGCAATACGTTCCTGATCATAAATGATAGAAGGTGTTGTTAATGATAATTCAAAATTAGCTAAATTATCTGCTGTATAACCTTGTGTATATAAATGTACTAAAGCAATTTTATATAATTCAGATAAAATAATACGTTGAATACGATCAATTGTACGAGCAAATCTAATATCTTCCGCTGCTAATGTTGCTTTACCTGAAATGTTTTCATCATAACCCATAAATGCTTTAGGTACTTTTAAGGCAGCAAATAATTTATCACGTAAATAAGTCACATCATCAATACCAGTGTAAGCTAAACCAGGTGCTGTTTCAATTTTAGTTGATGTATCATTACCTCTAATTGGAATATAAAAATCTTCTAATAAATTTTGTTGATTATATTTTAAGTTATATTCACCTGTTTGTCTATCTTGTAATGGAGTACGCTTCATTGTAGAAATAGTTTTCTGCATAAAATTATCTACTTCATTAGGTGGAATAGAACCTACATTAATATAAAATATACGACGATCAGGTGAGCGAGAAATTCTATGAATCAACATAGCATCTTCCATTAAAGCATATTGTTTATAAATTCTACGAGCTGGTTCAAGATAACTTCTACCATAAGGTAAATAGTTAACATCTGTCATTAAACGAAAGTGAGCCATTTCATAATTGTCAAAATAAACAAATTGAGAATCTTTAGCAGCTGTCATTTGTGGTGTTGGATAGTAAGCTGAACCACCACCGTAGACACCTTCTGGAGAATATTTAAATCTTACAGCATTTGGTCTTTCTTTATCATAATTTTCTTGTCTTTCAATATGATAAGCAGTAAATGGAATTACATTATAAACACCATATTTTTCAGCAATTTCTAATTTTAAGAAAAAATCACCATACTTACACATTTGACGAATCCAAGACCATAAATTAAATTCAATGTTTAATACATCATAAAATAAATTATAAAGTACTTGTTGAATATCTTCATCATTAGATCTAATTTGAATTACTTCACCCATTTCATTTCTTAGGGTAGCTTCTTCTGATATAATATCAAGAGCAGAGGCAATAATCGCATCATTATCCATGATATCATAGTCTGAATATATAAATGTTCTTAGATATTGATAGTTAATATTAACTTGAGCACCATATAATGATGAAGCCGCTGGTGAATAAATTCTATTGAATCTATCCATTAATGAATTTGTAGCTACATCACCTGATCTCTGTATGCTGTCTACATCTAAAACTTTTAATTCTCCTCCCCCTTGGTTTCTGATGATAACATCAGTAGAGAATAATCGTTGTAAACGTGTAAATAAACTAGTATCTGCCATAAAAATATATTATAAATATTATAAAAGCCATTTAATATCTTCTGTTCCATTGCCTGTTTCAATAGCATAAGGATTAGGGACATTATTTGGATTGTAAACTCCTGTAAATGTTGAAGTGCCTTTAGAAAAATGACTTAATGTTGCTCTAGTTAAATCATGAGATTGTTGTTGGAATTTTAATGATGTATCTCTTAAATACATAGCCACACCAAACGGCATAACCAAATCATCATTATAACCAGATTGTGCTTCTGGTCTACCATTTTTCCAAACAAATACTTTCATTTCTTCTAACAATCTTTTAGATCTAATAGTCACTGATTTGTCTCCAACATATTCTCTAAATTTATTCACAACTAAAGGTCGTGTTCTTAAAGACATAGTAAAGCCAGGTGTAACATTATCACTACTTTCATACTTATTAAAATACGAATCAACTGTTAAATTATCACTCTTAGGTGAATAATAGAGATTTCTATATCCTCTTTCTAATACAGAATCAATAGCTGCCCAACCAATAGAAGCATTTTCTACTACTAAAAGGGCTTGATTATATTCAGTAGCAATAGCAACTAAAAAGTAACCAAATTCTTTAGGTGACATTTGTCCTTTGTATTCTGCAACTTGTGTATTAGTTGCAATATCCATCACATGAAAAGTAGAAAAATCTTTACCATCACCTCTAGCCACGTCTGCTATTACCATGTATTCACGTGTATAATCTGCAGGTTCCCATACCCATAAATTATGGTCAGCTCCTCTTCTTTCTACTGGTTCCTGAATAGTGGTTTCTTTAATAAAATCAATCCATTCATTATAAAACACTACATCACCAGAAGTGTTAAAATCACAGTCACATTCTTGTGAAGCTAATCTAGGATCTCCTAATAATTCATCTTGTCTTTTTCTCCAAGACTCATCTCGTTCAGGATGGACATACCATGGTAATTTAATAGGTAAAAAATCATTTTCATTAGATTCAGCTGATA